ACTTTGGGAAGGCGGTGAAGCGCTGCGGTGAAGTCTGGCTGTCGATGGCCCGTGAAATCTACGTCGAGCCGTCGCGCAAGATGAAGGCGATCCAGACCACCGGCGAGCCGCGCACGGTGGAGCTTGCCCGGCCGATGGTCAACAAAGAAACCGGCGCCATTGAGACCGAGAACGACATAGCCGAGGCGAAGTTTGACGTTGCCGTTGACGTCGGGCCAAGCACGGCCAGCCGGCGCGCATCTGTTGTCAGGGCAATCACCGGCATGATGCAGATCACGCAGGACCCGGAAACGCTGCAAATCCTCGGCGCGCAAGCTATGATGAACATGGAAGGCGAAGGCCTGTCCGAGATGCAGCAGTATTTCCGCAAGAAGCTGCTCAAGCTTGGCGTCATCGAGCCGAACGAAGAAGAAGCGGCCGCAATGGCTGAAGAACTCGCCGCCATGCAGGAACAGCCCGACCCGCAAAAGGAACTTGCCGAGGGCCTGGCGATGGAAGCCCGCGCCAAGGCGGCCAAGGCGGAGGCTGATACCGAGGCGGCGCTTGCTACTGCCGAGAAGACGCGAGCGCAGACAATTGAAATCCTGACCAATGTCGGGCAATCGGAAGGCGCGGCCCCGCAAGCGCCAGCGCAAGCGCCGGCACAAGCGCCAGCGCCCCGTGACGAGCGTGCAGACGAGCGTGCCGAGCTGGAACTTGAAGCCATGCGCCTTGAGAACCGGATGCGCAAGAACAAGGCCGAGGCAACCGAAACGCAGATACAATCCGACCGTGCGGCAAGCGAGACGGCAATGCAGGCGAGCCAGGCGATGCAGCAGGCGGTAGCGGGCTTGAGCCAGAGCGTAGCCGTGATCGGCAGCGCGGTTGGGCAGATGAGCGAAGCGGTTGGCCAATTTGCGCAGGTGACGAGCCAGAACGCGGACAAGGCGATTGCTGCGCTGTCTCGCCCTAAGCGTGTTGTGCGCGAAAAGGGCCGGATATCCAGAATTGAAACTGAAGGCAACGACTGATGGCCGCAGGTAACTGGATCGTCTTTAACAGGGCCAAGCTGAAGCTGGCGAACGGGACGTTTGACCTCGACACGCAGACGTTTCTCATGGCGCTGACGACATCGGCGCAGGTGCTGGACGCGACATTCGTTGGCACGTCTACCGATTGCCGATATGCTGACCTCACGGCGGAAGTGGTCGGCACAGGCTACACCGCAGGCGGCAAGACCCTGGTTGCGACATGGACGCAATCGACCGGCACGATCACATTCGACGTAGATGACCAGGCTTGGACATCGTCCACCATAACGGCCAAGTATGCGGTGATCTACGCCAACAATGCCAACGACGATCTTCTGTGCGTTGTGGACCTGGACACGGGCGGCGGGTCAGTCAGCACAACGGCCGGAACGCTTACAATCACAATCAACGCCTCTGGCGTCTTCACGCTGGCATAAGGGACAGACCATGCAACAGGGATATATCGCAGTCCTTCTTAACTCGATTGCGGACGGCACGGCGCTCACCAACACCACGACGGCAACGTCGATATTGCCCGTCATCGCCAAGCCGACGCTTCCGGCGAACTACCTGTTCGCAGGCAAGATGTTCCGCGTGACCGCAACGGGCAGGATCAGCACGGTTGTCACGACGCCTGGCACGCTGACGCTTGATCTCCGCTTCGGCTCAGTCAACGTGTTCTCAGGTGGCGCGATGACATTAAACACGACGGCGCAGACCAACGTCGGCTGGATATACGAAGCCATGTTTACGGTTCGCGCGGTCGGTGCGACCACGACTGCCAACGTGCTTGGCCAAGGATCATGGCAAAGCCACGCGGTTATTGCATCGCCAGCCCCGACAGCGGGCAGCGCGGGTGAGCATATCCTGCCATTCAACACTGCGCCAGTTGTCGGCACAGGCTTCGACAGCACCGCAGCGCAGCTCGTGGACCTGTTCGCGACGTGGTCGGTAGCCAATGCGGCGAACTCGATCACTTGTCACCAGTTCATGATTGAGGACCTCAATTAGGTCATGCCCCGCATCGGATCACTCACGCAGCGCCCGCGTCAGATGACGCGATTTGGCGCGAACATGTGTCCGATGACTAACACGGGCCTGACCAAACTAGGTCCGAAAGGGGGGATGGAATACATCGAGTTAGGCCCGCGCCGCGTCCCTATGGGCGGCATCGGGCATTCGCTGTTCTCAACGCCGCTACTCAAAAAGCCGCAGTTTACAGGCACGTTCTCGCTGTCTGGCGTGACGCGGGATAGTGCAGGGGTAGCGCTAGGTAATTGCGTGGTGGACCTGTTCCTGAACTCAGAGGACACGCTTGTCGCAACAACCACGTCGGACGGATCGGGGAATTACAGGTTTATCGTAAACGGCAATTCTCAGACCTATTTCGTGAGGGCCTACAAGGCCGGATCGCCTGACGTGGCCGGAACAAGCGTGAACACGCTGACGGCTGTCTATCCGTGAGTGACGTTCGGCTATTTACGGTTCCGAGCGATGCCAACCAGAACGACGTCCGGCTTTATCCTGGCGCTGTAAACACCGCGCTGACGCCTGATCGTGGCCTGCTGACCCTGACCGGCTTTGCGCCGGCGGTTGTCGCTAGCGCCCTGCTGGCTCTGGGTGTCGGGTCGCTGACGCTGACCGGCTTTGCGCCAACGGTCACAACAGCCGCAACGCCGGTAAACGTGACGGTGACGCCCGGCTCTGGCGCGCTGGCCTTGCAGGGCTACGCCCCCACGGTCGCAACATCAGCCAATGTGTCCGTCACGACAGGCCTGGGCGTGCTATCCCTGACCGGATATGCCCCAACGGTAAGCGGAAGCGCACCGCAAGTGGTTGGCGGCGGTGGGCCAGGCGGAAACGCGGCGCAATACAAGCGGCCGCGTCCAAGCCCCGCGCACGAATGGGAGCTTGAACTAAAGCAGGCTGCACGGCTGGCCAGCATCGCCAGAGAACTGGCAACGTCGGATCGCCCGCAAGCGCGACGGATTGCCCGAAAGCTTGAGGATTACACTGGCGACGTCCAGCAAGCCGAAAGCCTTCGCCGGGAGATTGCCAAGCTCGAGGCGGTGCAACGCGAAAAGCAGTTCCGCAGCGAGATTGAACGCCAGAAAAGCCAGGATTTGCAGGACGCGGCGCGAGAGCTGGACGCCATACTGGCAGACGATGAGGACGCGTTGGACCTGTTAATGGCAAATTATGACCTAGAGGCAGATTTGCTGTTGGCCGTTTTTGGGATAGGACGATTAATTTAGCCGGTCCACCAGTCAGCCGGAACCAATGACTGAGAGGAAAGCGCATGATGTTTGAACCAGACGAGAAAGAAGTCATTGACCTGGAACCGGCGGCCGAGACGGCCCCGGACCCCGTTGCGGAGGGCGAGACGCCCCCAGCGGAAGCGGAAGAGACTGAGCTTGTCGTCAGCATCGGCAACGAAGAGCCCCAGCCCGATCCGGTAGCCGAGGAAGCTCGGCAGGCACCGGAATGGGTCAAGGAACTTCGCAAGCAGAACCGCGAACAGCAGAAGCGTATTCGTGAATTAGAACGCAGTATGCAGGCGCCGGCCGCGCAGGGTGAGACAACGACCGCCCCGCCAAAGAAGCCGACCTTGCAAGATGTGGATTATGACACAGGCGCTTACGAGGCGAAGCTTGATGACTGGTACAAGGCGAAAGCTGCGTATGACAGCCAGGAAGCGAAACGCCAGCAGGAACGGGATGCGGTCAAGGGAGCATGGGAAGCCAAGCTCACCGGCTACAATACCGCCAAGGCAGAACTCAAGGCCAAAGACTTTGAAGATGCCGAGGCAGTCATTGCAGACACGCTATCCACGACCCAGCAGGGCATCATCCTTGACGGCGCGGAGAAGCCTGCACTGTTGATCTATGCGCTAGGCAAGAACCCAAAGAAGGCGGCCGAGTTGGCTGCCATCACAAACCCGGTCGCATTTGCTGCGGCAATTGGAAGGCTGGAGGCGAGTTTGAAAGTCACACAACGCAAGCCATCGGCGGCGCCAGAACAGATACCGAGCGGCAACGCTCGCAAGACCGGCGCTGTCGACAACACATTGGAACGACTGCGCGAGGAAGCCGGCAGAACGGGCGATTTCACCAAGGTGATGGCCTACAAGCGCCAGGCGAAGCGCGGTTAACAAGGACAAGGAACAATGCCTAACGGATTTAGCAAAGAAGAGCGGGTTGCATTTGAGAACATCCTTGAAGGTTTTCAGGATGCTCTAGTGCTGTCCCGCAACGTGGCCGTATTCAATACGGATCAGACCACGATGGAACGCACGAACAACATCATGTGGCGCCCGCAGCCGTACATTGCGACGAGCTACAGCGGCACCGACATGACCACGAACTTTGACGATTACACGCAGCTTTCCGTGCCTGCCACTATCGGCTTCGCGCGGTCGGTTCCGTTTGTTCTGACGGCAACCGAACTGCGTGACGCCCTGCAGGAAGGTCGCCTTGGCGACGCTGCCAAGCAAAAGCTGGCCAGCGACATCAACGTGTCCGTTATGAACGTCGCAGCCAACCAGGGTACGCTTTTCGTCAAGCGCTCCGCCGCTGCTGCGGGCTTTGATGACGTCGCACTTTGCGAAGCCATCATGAACGAACGCGGCGTGCAAATGGAAGACCGTTATCTCGCTCTGTCAACTCGCGACTACAACGGCATGGCGTCCAACCTCGCCGTGTCAACACGTTCGTTCGGCAACAGCATCTCCGATGAGGCGCTGCGTGCTGGCTTTGTTGGCCGTGTCGCTTCGTTTGATACCTACAAGCTTGACTACGCCAACCGCAAGACGGCGGCCGCAGGCGGTGCTGGTCTCACCCTAAGCACGCTTGTCGGCGCGGCTAACTACTGGGTTCCGAAGGCGACCTCGGTTGCCACGACCGGCGAGACGGCGAACGTCGATAACCGCTACCAGACGATCACTATCAGCTCCACGACCAACGTCGCGGCGGGTGATGCGTTCACGATTGCGAACTGCAACAGCGTGCACCTGATCACGAAGGGCGACACCGGCCAGCCGATGACGTTCCGCGTCATCTCTGTGCCGTCATCCACCACACTCGTCATCTCTCCGCCGATCATCTCGGCGCAGGGCGCATCTGATGCTGAAATCCAGTACCAGAATTGCACCATGACGGCGACGTCGGGCACGGCGGCCATCACCTTCCTCAACACCGTCACCAACTTCATGAACCCGTTCTGGTTCAAGGACAGCATTGAAATCCTTCCGGGTCGCTATGCGGTCCCGACCGATGCGGGCGCGGCGGTGATGCGTGCGGCAACTGACCAGGGCATCGAGCTGGTCATGCAGAAGCAATACGACATCAACACGATGCGTACAAAGTACAGGCTTGATACCCTGTACGGTGTCGTCAACAAACAGCCGATGATGTCCGGCATCATCATGTTCAGCCAGACCTAACGGAGCATTCGCAATGAGCCTCTTTCTTACCGGCGGCGGCCGTGTCTCCGTCACTCTTACTGCAACGCAAAAGCTTGCAGTCGCATCGCAGGGCCTGGTCACCGTCTACCGGACGTCGGGCTTTGCCAACTATCCGGAAAACACGACCCTGATCGGCACCGTTATCAACGGTCAGACCGTGTTCGGCACCTTTACGGGTGGCGCCACGCTTGTCATCGACGCTGGCGGCGGTTTGTCGGTGCAGTACGAAGTCGGCACGGATCCGAACGTAAAGCAGTGGCGCACGGATAACGGCGTCCAAGGCGACCCGGCAGCCAAGACGACGGCTGTCACCCTGACGTCCGCTGAACTGCTGACCACGCTGATCACCGGCACGCACGCAGCGGGCGCCACGCAGGCTTACACCCTGCCAACCGGCACCCTGCTGGATGCAGCAGCGACGTTCGACGTGAACGAGTATTTCGACTGGTCACTGATCAACCTGTCAGCGGCCGCGCTGGATACGATCACTGTCACGGCGGGCGCCACTCATACCATCGTGGGCAACCCGATTGTTCAGAGTGCAAACGCTTCGACGGGCGGCATCTACGGCAACTCCGCACGCTGGAGAACCCGCAAGACTGCGGCCAACACGTTTGTGTCCTACCGTATCGCCTAACCTCAGTGGGGCGGCTCACAAGGCCGCCCCATTTACTTGGGAGAGATCAATGCCACTGAAGAAGGGCTACAGCCCCAAGACAATTTCCAAGAACATCTCGACCGAGATGAAAGCCGGCAAGCCGCAGAAGCAGGCGATTGCCATCGCACTAAGCACGGCGAAGAAAGCAAAGCGGAAGGCCAAATGACCGATTTCCCCACCATCGTTTATCGCTGCCCTGGTGATCGCTGGGGGCCTCCATACACGACATTCAATAGCATTGGCGTGACTGATCAGGAAGCTTTCGACAAGGCGCTGGCCGATGGCTGGTTTGCCACGCTGCCGGAAGCGGTTGAGGTGTTTCTAAACCCGGCCCCCGCGCGTGTGGCGGTTATGTCCGAGCCTGTCGACAACGCCCCGCCGACGCGGGACGAGATGCTGGCCAAGGCGGCAGAGATCGGCCTGACGGTTGACAAGCGCTGGTCTGACAAGACGCTGGCAAACAAGATCATCGAGGCGCTCGAGGCGCAGGAAGCGGCCGAGGCTGCTGCGGCAGAACCAACACCAGAGCCGACGCCGGAAGCACCGCCGGAAGCACCGCCAGAGCCTGCCCCTGATCCGGAGCCCCAACCGTGAGCTGGACAAAGCG